CAGGATTTGTCAGCGAGCTACCCCCAATTTGCCGCCGTGAAGCTATTCAGGCCCGACCCAGGGGACGGAACCCCGAAGTAGGTATCACCTCGAAGGTCCCGTAACGTGTGCTCGACGTACTTCCATGAACGCGAACGATCGTTGATTACGGTCGCATCGCTAGGAACAACGCCAACCATCTGGTTGCAACTGGTGCACTGTTTCTTCACGAACTCGACCATATTGGACAAACCATCAGTCGGCTATGATCTCAGCCACTTGACTTCAGCAATGTATGTCAAATCACTCATCGTCGGGCTCCCGGAAAGGGCGCCGACAATCCGGCGCCCATCGGCATCAGGCGACGGTGATGGTGCCTGCGGGGGTGAGACCGGATCCGGTTCCGGACAGTGCGCCCGGGACAGTGATGGTCAGGCCACCAGCGACGGTGCCGGAGACACTGGCGTTGCCGGCACCGACCGTCGACAGCGCTTCGAGCGCGGTCTTGATCTGTGCGGCGGTCGCACCGTAGGCGATGCCCGCGGTGGTCTGGCCTGCGACGGTCAGTGTGAACGTGCCCGCGGTGAACGGTCCGCCTGTGAAGGTGACGGTCTTCGCGACGGTCGGCTTCGTGATCTCTTCCGGCTTGCCGCCGAATCCGAGGGTGAAGCTGAACTCCTGCAACGCATTCGTGTCGCCCGCGGCTGTGTCAGTCCACTTCACGGGGTGCGAGCACTGGTACGCGTCAGGCAGGTCATCGCGGCGGTAGATGCGGGCCGTCACCTTGTTGTCCGTGCCGGTCTTGCGGCCGAGCTGACGCAGGTAGTTCTGGCCCGGATCGTCAACGAAGCCGGCGGTGTTTTCGCCCTTGCGCTTGCCGCCGCCCTCGATGCGGTACGACAGGCCGGTCGCGATCTCCGATGCGTAGCCCTCGGAGTCGATATCGGAGTCGTCCTGCAGGGCACCTTCGAAGATGGGGCTGACGGACGTGAGGCCACGGACTCGGGTCCAGTCGGCGCCGATGAGGACTTCGAGGATCCAGTCGCGTGCGAGTGTGGATGAAAGTGACTGTGTGGGTGCGGTCATGGTATTGCTCCTGGGTTTGTGGTGATGGTGTACGAATCGGGACGGGTGTATCGGTTGCTGGCTTCCAATCCGGCAGGGCCGCGGATGTGGCGGCGGCAGGACAGAATGTTGACGCCCGCCCACACGGTGTTGCTGCGCTCGTGGAGGGTGTCGTCGATGGCGCGGAACACTCTGTCTGCCATGCGTTCAACTGCCCTCAAGTCGAGGCCAGCAGCCCGGAAACGTATTTGGACGTAAAAGTCGGGAGTTGCCTCGTCCTTCGATCGGTCGTCGTTGTAGACGTTGATGAAGATCGCGTTGTCTGGTTTGTCTCGGAGTTGCCCGAAGAACACCACCGGCAATGCGCCAGCGGGGTAGGTGGTGAGGTTCGGGTCCCAGCGTGCGAGTCCGAGGTCGTTGAGGTGTTGGGCGAGGGCTTCGAGGAGTTCAACGGTGTCCGGTGCCCGAACAAGTGTCATCCGAGTTGCCTCCGTATCGATTCCGCGAGGATCTGCCCGACAACTTCCCTCGTTGCGATGACAGCGTTTTCGAGGTACTTCGCCTCACCATCCTGATGGTGGTAACCGAGTTCCTCGTGCTGCTTTACGGCATACGGTCCGTCGAAGCCGACAGCAGCTTCCAATCCCTCAGCCGCAGTCGCCGCAGTGTTCCGCAGATACCCGGTCTCTTTCGGTGCCCGTTCGATCGCTTCCTGCTTGATGACTTCAGCGGCAGCGTGCAATCCGTCGGTGATGGCGGAGCGGACTGGCTCGATCGGAAAGTTCAGAGCAGTACTCACGATACTTTGCCTCCGTCCGCGAACCGCGCAGCGACCTGGGCGAGGATCGCCTCAGAGCGCCTCCGCTTTGATGGAGAAAGTGGGATATAGCAGCCCGAAACGTCAACAGCGTCAAACACGCTGACCATTCCTCGGATCTCGTTGGCGGTCGGCGGGTCGTCGTGCCAGTTGCGTTCAGAATCGAAACTCATCGGGCCTCCTACGCGTAGCAGCCGACATACCATTTGTCTTCGAGTGGGCCGTTGCCTTGACACTCGGGATCGCCGCAGACTGGGCAGCAGTTGCCGGTGTGCTCTTCGTACTCGTCCAGCCACTTCTGCGTCACGTGCTTCTCCGCCATCCGGGCGGACCCGTTGCGGCGTCGATGCCCTCTCGTGTGCGGTCGGCAGCAAGCCCAACCCGCCTTCGCTACACCAAGCAAGCCAGCCATGCTGCCCTCCTAGGTGAGGTCGATGCTGTAGAAGTTGGGGGTCAAACCGTTGCCGTCGTCATGGCGTTGCTCCGCCAACACCACAGCCGTGCGTCCACCAAACTCGGGCGGAAAAGTCACCAACGAGCCGACAGGAATCAGTGCAGTGTTGACATGCATGCTCACCCTGGCCTCCGAGATGACCTCGGAACCATCAGCAGCCTTCACGAGTTTGCGTTTGGTGGTGATCTTCCCGAGCACAGTCACCGCCAGGTCGAATGCCGGCTCGTAGGGGCCTTCACCCGCATGCCGCTGCACCGAAACCGGCCACACAAACCACGCCGCTGCGATCGCATCAGCCGCATTCACGACGACCTCACCAACGAACTAGCGAGACCCGCATTCCGCAAGATCGACACCGACAAGTCACACAAGCCGTCCAACGATTCAGCGCGGGCAGCGTCCACCGTGCCTGCAGCCGCCGACACCGAGGAACCATCAATGGACGACGACGTGACCTGCACATCGCAACCGCCGGCACCAGCAGCCGGATTCACTTTCAGCTCTTTCCACCGTTCGGCTTGCGCGCACGTTGCTTCCATCAGCGCTTCCCGGATGTCGTCGTCGACGGGGAGGCCGTTCGGCTGGGTGTCGTAGATGTCGCAGCGACACGCGTTCGCAACCCACGACGATGCGTGGCGCAGCAGCGAGGTTGCGTTGTCGGGTGCTGGCTCACCGAGCCACGTAGTCAGATCGTCAGCATCGGCATAGACGAGCACGAAAACTCCTCAGGGTGTTGATGGTTGGTGCGCAGGGCGCGCTGCTACAGGGCCGAAAGGAACCCGGCATGAAAACCCCAAGCGGCCTTCACACATGTCAATGAGCCTGTGCCGGGATGTGTGTTGACGCACCAACCACCAAGCGTTGGTCCCACCAGCCCCGAGCCGCGCATGAAGGCGACTCGGGGGGTGGGCATCAGGTGCTACTCGCTCAAACCGCCAACAGCGTCTGTGGTTTCGGGTTTCGCCTTGGTCGATGGGCGCTTGGCCACGGGCTTCTCGTTGACCTGTAGTTCGCGTACAGCATCGGCCAACTGGTTCAGCTTCGTCGTGAACCCGGCCTCGCCACGAACGAACTCCGGTACCTCGATCACGGCGTCACATCCAATACCAGCTTGACGGCACGCTTCAGCGACTTTGTGGAAGCCGGGTCGTCGTAGTCGTCGGGATCGGTCACGACGCTGATTCCGAAGAACGTATCGAAGATCGAACGGTTGACCATGTGCGTGGAGTCGTAATCCTTCACCCAACGCAACGCGATTCCGGCGTACGAGCCGGACGCGGATTCGACGCCGCCCAGAGGAGTGGCAGGGACGCGGTACACCGACTGGAAAGCGGTGCGGTGGAACGGGAACCCCTCGTTGGGGGCGATGCTGTTGCACACCACGATCGGGAAGCCGGCGTTATTGCCGATGGTCGCGTTGCGGAGAGCGTTCGAATCGCCGGACTGGTCGAACTTCTTGAACTGGTCGGACTTGAGGATCGACGCTTCCACGTTCGTGCCAACAAGAAACACTCGATCAGCCTGCGGAACGTGGTAGTCGTTGAGCACACGGCGGGCGTCGACCGCTGCCTCGTAGAACTTGCCCTCCGCGATCTCAAGCACAGAGCTCGTGGGGTACGCGGCCCCACGAATGGTGGTGGCGATCTTGTCCTCGATGCGCTCTGCAACGGAACGAGTCTGAGGCAGGGTGACCTGCTCGGTGAACTGATCGATGTCGAGAGTCAACTCTTCGTCGGTCAGTTCGATCGCGTTGTACGGGTGGGTGTCGAGCTTCACGTCGACCTTGAACTCGTTCAGGTCGGAGATCTCGATTGCCGCAGTCTTGTTGCGCCACGGCTTATCCTTCGCGACCGTGCGACCGGGGATGCGGATCGACACGGTGTCGTTCTTCGGGGACCGGCTGGAAAAGTGCCGCGACGCATCAGAGGCGATGATGCCCGGAAGAACAACGTCGCGTTCGAGGACGCCGAGACCGGCAGAGAGGATCTGCTCGGCCTTGAGAATAGTGTTTGCCATGAGGTGTGCTCCTGGTTAGTAGATTTGGATGCCCGGTTTGCGGGTGGCGGCGCGTTCGGCGAGTTTCTTGGGGTCCATCTCGTCGGTGTTCGCGGTTCCGCCTGTTGCCTGCCTGCCGGATCGGCCGGCGGGTGCGGCGGTTTTGATTCGTTCGGAGAGTGCTTTCGCTTTGGCGTCGAACTTGTCGGCTGGTGTGCCTTCGAGGAAGTCGAGGTCTTCGTCGGACAGTCCGTATTTGCGGGCTGCGCGTTCGCGGGCCGCTTCGGCCCTCGCGGCTTCGGCGTCGGCTTTGGCGTCGGCGGCTTCCTTCGCTGCCTTCTCCTCGGCGGTCCGGTTCTTGGCCCGGATCTTTTCGAGTTCTTCAGCGGCTTTGGCGTTTTCCTTGGCCCGCGCCTCGTGCTTCCGCGCTTCTTTCTTCCAGTCGGTGGTGTCGTCGGCGGTGGACTGTGCAGTCTCGGTTGCCGTGGTGTCCGTTGTCTGGGAGGCGTCGGTCGCGGTGGTGGCGGCGTCGGTGGTTTCGCTGGTTGCCTGTTCGTCGGCCATGCTGTTCTCTCCTTGTGCCATGCGGCGTTGACCCCGGATGCCGTGCGGCGAGGGGTGATGTGATTACTGCGATTCCGCCATGCGGCGGGAAACTTTAAGAGGCTGGTTAGTTTTCACCCGCGGGGCTAGCGTCAGAACATGAAGCGAATTGTGGAAACCTCAGAAGAATGTCCGACCTGCGGAAAACTACTCGTCAAAGAAGAGGTGTCAGCTGAAAATTTTGTCGCAAATTCAGAGTGGCTGGCAGGTTTGGGCCCATACTGCAGAACGCCTAACTGCAACCGCCCCTCAGGTACGGCGACATGAGAAAGGCCCCGGAGCGTGAAGCTCACGGGGCCAACCTCAAGTCCGATCAGACGCTATGCAAATCCCGGCGATTCAGCGCCCGCAACCGATCAACCTTCTGCTGAAACGATCCGCGAAATGGGGCACGAATCGCCTTCATCGCGATACCCCAATACTCAGCCTCATCAATCAACGAGGCAGGCAATCGGATCTCCTGGTCAGCAGCCACACTGACAGCCAAGGACAATGCTCCCGCTGACTCGCCGGCATCGATCGACAATTGGGTGACCTTGCGGGACTCGTCGCCAAGCACAGAATCGACATGCAACAGCAAGTCATCTCGAACTTCAGAGAGAGACCGCATACCCACATCCTAGTCAGTCGAATACGGAAAGATCGAGAGCCACATCCCTGTAGCCCGTGCCGTCAAAATTACGGACGCCGTCACCCGACAGCGGATGTGCGGTACGGATATGCCAGTCACGACCTGAGCTTTCAGCTACTACAAACGTCACAATCCCGTCGTAGTAGCCGAAAAACGCCAGCGAACCGTCATCCTGGCGGACGATCCGTTGTGGCGCAGCCAATGTACGGTCTGCGACATCCATAACCCTCTCGTCCGACCAATTGGGGAACTCAGTCTTTCCTTTACGACGAGTTCCGTACCTATGGCCGCCGCCACCCGCACCCATTGGTGGTTCGGGATCGCCATCGAGGATATGTTCCCGGTCCTCTGGCTCGAATGGTGGCCGATCCGACGGTGCGAACGGTACATTCTCGGCGCCGCGAACACCCTTGTACGACTTGGGCACTTCCCAGTCTCCACCGTCGCCGTCATCTCCCCCACCACCGCCAGTTCGGGGCGGGACAGGTGGTGGTGTGACAGGTCCTATAGGCCCTCGTGAGGACGGGGCGCCGGGATCGCCAGGACGTCCGAACCTGTGGACGCCGGCGATGGATTCGCGTGACGGTAGGCGTTTGAGGTTGTTGTCGTCGACGTGCTGCGCGAGAGCCACCCGTTGCGCTTTCAGCCTTGTGGCGAGTTCCTTCTTCCGCTGCGGTGTGACCGCAACGGATTGGGAGCGTTTCGTTTCGCGGATCGCCCGCTCCATCGCCCGCTGCTTCTGCTCCGCCTCATACCCTTTCGGGTCGGGCTCGGTGGTGAATGTCCGTGAAGCGCCGGGGATGAACGCTGACACAGCGTGGCCGCAGTTGGGGTGTTGAAAGCCTTTCGAGCGCGCATCTTTCAGCGTGGCTTTGATCTTCACCTTCACCGCACGGCCGCCGGTTGCGTTAGGCCGGATCACTGTCCCTGTCTCGCAATCCAACGAGAGGACTTGCCCTTCGAACGGTTGGCATTGCCGCGCCGGATTAGAATGCGCGTACCCGACGCGCAGTGTTTTCCCGCCCACCAACCTCCCAGCCGTACGCC